AGGAGCAACGGGTAGAGAAGCATTAGAAGAAGACTATATGACAGATGTTGGGGCAAAAACAACTTACGATGCTTCATTGCCCGATATGTCGGGAAGGGCAAAAGAACCACAAGTTGTTACAAGTAAGAATCTAATGAATGTAGACCCTATCTTTTGGTATAAATTCAGTGATGATTTCTCAAAGATAAGAATCCCTAAAAGACAACTGAATCAAATCAAAGGTATCATCAATGGTGTTAGAGAAAGGACACTTCAACCAATAGAAGAAGGCGGAGAAGTTAGAGTTATACCTTCTACCATAGGTCTAAAATACAGATTTATGGGTAAAAGACAAGGTGAAGAATTTATTTTGGATAGACAGGCATTGAATGAATTTGATGATTGGTTCAATAAGTTTGAGGCTAATATTGATGATATTCAAGATAACAAGATTTTCCATCTTCCTCTTTCTAAATTTGTTGAGAAATATCAAAAGATGGGGGAAACCAATTATGATAAGATTACAGATGACACTACTAGATTCCTAGATAATATTGCTAAAATAGCCGAAGCATACAAAACAAGCCTATCTACTTATCAGCCAAAAAGGGGAGCAGGTGCCGACAAAGAAGAAGTTGGTTCAGCGATTGAGACTGTTTGGGCGGGAGAAAAAGGAAAAGAAAGAGACATTCCTGCAATGGTGGATAAGCCTTGGAATGATTTACTAAAGGCCATTAACGAATATTATCTTGTTCCACTACAAGGAAGAAACTTTGTGCAAGCAAAGGAGAAACCAACTTGGGCCACAGGTAATTCAGCAATGGTTCTTTCAATTAAAAATGCCAAAGAAAATGCTATTGGTGCAATGTTAGATAGAATGGTTACTGATTCTATTCATTTAGTATCCCCTAAGAATCTAAAAGATATAACTGCCTTCATCAGAGAGGCTAGAAGAACGGGTGCTAGGTCATTTACCAAAGAGATATTTAGAACAGGTAAAAAAGCAGTTACGGCATTAAATAGGTTATTTGGTAAAGATTACAATTCTAAAAATAAGGAATCAATCGGTTTTATCATTTATGATATGGCTAGAAAATTAAATGTTGAAAATGTTGGAGATTTATCTACGCCTTATTGGTCTAATTTGAGAGAACTTCATGATAGATACAAAGAGTCAGATAAAGACAAATATCCAATTACTATGCTAAGGTATGCTCTTAACACTCCTGAGTTTAAGGCATGGATTGGAATAAAAGACAATCCAGATTTTGAAACGAAAACGGTAAGATATACCGACCCTGCTTTAGTAGATGCAGTAAGAGAATTAGACCAAGAGTTTGATACCTTTCACAAGATGGATAAAATAAATGCTTCTTTACTAGAGGCTCATGATACTATTAGAAAGATGAAGGATAAGCCAATTACTTATGCTAGATTATCATTAGACTCTATCGAACATATGGATTTAGTAATCAATAAAATCCATACTGAGCAAAGAACAGATATTACTGCTACTGAAATTGATAGGATAGTAAAGGCCGTAGCATCCTATCAATCTATTTCTAGAGATTATGGAATAAATGAAGATACGGTTTATACGATTAAAGCATTATTTAGGTGATTAAAATGAGTTGGAGAAATATAATAAAGAAAGATAAAGAGTTCAAACCACATATGATGTTTGACCCAAAAACAGGTAAGGGCTTTATGGCCAATGAGATGGCTGACCATTTAAGAATGAAAGAAATGGGCTATCTTCATGAGCATGAAATGAAAGGTCGTAAAAAAGGTGAATAATATGACATGGGAAGAAATACTAAAAAAGAAAAGAAAGTCTACTGTAAACCAAGCAGGTAACTATACGAAACCTAAACTTCGTAGAAGGTTATTCAATGAAATAAAAAGAGGAACAAAAGGCGGTGCGGCAGGTCAATGGTCTGCTAGAAAAGCACAAATGCTTGCTCAAAGATATAAGAAAGCAGGTGGCGGCTATCGTGACTAGATGGTGGAATGTTCTAAAAGCCAAAACGAAAAGGCAACAGGACTTATCCACTTGGACTGATGAGGAGTGGGGTAGCCAAGAACAACATCGAGCGAAAGCAAAGGGAAAAACTCCTAAATCTAAAACTAAAGGAAGATATATGCCTAAAGCAACTTATCAAAGGACTCCTAAATCTCGATTGGATTATCAAGATAGGAAGAAAAAGAAAGGTCGAAAGAAAGGCATTCAACATGTAAAGACTGGAAAGAAGTTTAGTCAAAAGTGATTATTATGCCAATAACAAAAAGAAAGGATGGTTACTACTGGGGTTCCAGAGGTCCTTTCAAGACTAAGAAAAAAGCACAACAAGTCGCTCAAGCGGCTTATGCTAGTGGTTATGTAAAGAAGGGTTGGCAAGATATTCTAAAAAAGGAACCAAGAAAAGGAACAGGAAAAAAACCAAAGGATTCTACTAGAAGATTATACACTGATGAAAATCCAAAAGATACTGTTCCTGTTAAATTTAGAACAAGAAAAGATGTGCAAGAAACCTTTTCAAGTGCTTCCTTTAAATCAAAATCTCATAAGAGACAATCTCAAATAATTAATTTAGTGGAACAACGAGCGAGAGTTGCGGCAGACAGGGCTAAAGACCCCGAAGCGAAGAAAAGACTGAAAGCGGCACATGCTTATGCGTTATCTAGAAAGGAAGCCAGTAAGAGGAAAACACAGAGGATGAAAACATGAGTTGGCAAATTATCCTAAAAGAAATGGCTTGTCCTAGAGCAACGCAGGATTTAGAGTTAAACACTAAAAATAGAGACAGTGCGGTTAAAGCCGAACATATTCAATATGGTCCCCTTAACTTAAGTGATGAAGATTATTGGAAAAGGTATGCTGATAGATGGAATACCACTCCTGAAGTAGCAAAGAAATCTAATTGTAGTAATTGTGTAGCATTCGACATTTCTCCTAGAATGGAAAAATGTATGCCCCTAGAATTAGATGATGATGGTCGTTTAGGTTATTGTTGGATGCATCATTTCAAATGTCATTCAGCGAGAACTTGTTATACTTGGGCTAAGGGTGGCCCAATAACAGACGATAAAAGGTCGAAGGAAAACCAACAAAGAGGTGAACAATAATGACATGGCAAGATATATTGAAAATACATTGTGGAACGCATGAAAAGACAGATGATGAAGAAAAGACACTAACTGGTAATCAAAAAAGAATTGATGCTGATGGTGACGGAAAAATAAGCGGAAAGGATTTCAAGATGCTTAGAGATGAAAAGAAAGCAGTAAAGAGCGATTCTGACATTGAAAAGGAAATCCTTGCTGAAATCAAAAAAGAAGGAGGTGCATTAGGTATGAAGAACCTAAAAGCAATTTGTCCTCCTAAAGATTTGAAAAGAGTCTTAGATGCTATGAAAAGAAAGAAAGTAATTTTCATGCACAGTGATGGAGATATTTATACTCATAAACCAAGAAAGTGATTTGCATGAGTTGGGAAGAAGTCCTAAAGAAAGATAAGAAGGATATGCGTGTAGGTCGTGTATATCCTAGTGATAGGGCTGGCAAGAAAATTATGATGCTAACGCATGAGGGTAAAAAGATTCATGCGGGTGCTAAGGGATATGGTAATTACAAACGCAAGGGTAAAAATCGTGGAGGTGGCACACATAAGAATCCTAAAAGGAGAGCCAACTTTAGAGCAAGACACAATTGCGACCAATGCAAAGGGAGAATTACTACACCTAAATGTTTAGCCTGTAAGAAACTATGGTGATGTAATTGGCTATTCAAGTAATGACAAATGAACAGGCGGTTCAAAAATTATTTTTTGATGCTTGGTCTGAATCATTTGAAGAATTATTTGAGAAGAAACCAAGTCCTAGTGATATATTTCCAACAAGGGCAAATAGAAATACTACCTTCTTTAGATTGTTTGGGGCAGGTAATACTGATTTTCATGTAAATATTCGTTCAAGTAAGACTGGTGAAGGTGATAAGCCAGTAGCAGTTCAAGCGGTTACGGATTACGGAGATTTTTATGCAGGTGGCGGAGCAAGGTCAATCGCTAATCCATCCTTATTTTCTAGAGATGTTGCCCCAACAAGAGAAGTAGACGGAATAAAGGTGAATCGTGGATGGTCAGAAATTTATCAAGAGGTCATAGGAAAATATACGGATAAACCTATGATTCTTAGTATAGCAAATAAGAGTCTAATACCACAATGGAGAGGTTTAGGATTTGTCCCTTACGATGAAGAAAAAGCAAATCTTCCCGAACCTGTTAAGCAGAAATTAAAATCGGCTAAGTATCCTATTTATTATAGAGATAGTGGGGAGATGAAAAAATCGTTTGCCTATATTTGGGCTAAGTATGTGCATAAGTGTGATTTGTGATGTTAGATGATTTGGACTTTAGTAAGCAAATGGATTTGGAGTTATCCAAAACTTCCTTTCCATATTTCTTCACTGAAGTTTTAGGTTTTGAATTTACTTCTTTTCATCAAGAATGGCTAGACCTTATGCAAGGAACTGATAGAACAGTTATCATTTGTAGTAGGGACCACGGTAAATCTGTATTTATGCATTCATGGGCCGTATGGCAATTATGTTTTCAACCTCCTCCCTATCAAATGCTTTACATTTCATCTAACCATAAACAGACAATGGTTCACATGAGAGAAATAGATAAGATATTCAATAATCCCACTATTGCTCATTTTAGACCGTCAAGAGGATGGGCGGTAGGAAATATTACTCTTACCAATGGTAATTCAATTCTTGAGCGTTCAGTTGGTTCTCAGATTCGTGGTTTACATCCTCAAGAAATTATTATTGATGACCCATTAAAGGAATTCAGTTTGACTGCTATCAAAAAAGTAACTGATTGGTTCTTTGGAGATATGATTCCTACACTTCATCATACTGCTACATTGAGAATGATTGGCACTCCATTTACCTACACTGACATTTTTGCCTTGTTAGCAAGTGATGAATATTCAGAAGTTTATACAGTTAGAAATTATCCTTGCCTCAATCAAAACAATGAACCATTATGGCCTAGCCGTTGGGATTACGATTCACTAATGCAAAGAAAGAAGGAAGTAGGTTCACTAAAATTTACAAGAGAATATCTTTGTATTCCAATTTCAACTGGAACTGCTCTCTTTGGCCAAGAGCATATCGAAGCATGTAAAAAGTTAGGAAAGGATTCTATTCTTAGATTAAGACATAGAAAGGATTCGGGCTATACCTACTATGTAGGAGTAGACCCTGCTATTTCTACCGATGGAGATTTCAATGTAATTATTGTTTTAGAAGTTGATGAAAATAGAAACAAATCAATCATTTATGTTGATAGACAAAAGAATGTTGAATTTAGAGATAATATCAATAAAATAAAAATGATAGGTAAATTGTTTGACCCCGATGCTATTTACTTTGAAACAAATACCTTTGCTAAATCATTTACTCAAGAACTAAGGAATGAAACAGATTTGAATATCAAAGATGTTACTATGACCCGTAGAAAGAAAGAAGAAATTATCTTGAACCTACAAATGAACATTGAAAATACGAAGATTATTTTCCCTAGAGGAAATGATGAATCAAGAAAGGTGACGGATAATATTATTGAAGAATTATCTATGTTTAGTATTACTGATAAAGGCAAATTTGAAGGTGTAGGCGCACACGATGATTTGGTCATGGGACTTGCTCTTGCTAATTCTGCGACTCATGATATGCTTGAATCATTCGTATTATTGGATGACATGGAAATATTTGATAACGAGCAACCACAGGCGCAATTTATGGGAGGTGGAATGTTTGGGCTTAATTTCTAAAAGTGAAGAAGGAGATAAACTCCGAGAAAAGGCAAGACAACATGAGGAGTTAGCCGAATTAGAAGACCGTAAACAATCTATCAAAGAACAAATGGAAGCGCAAAAATGGGTATCCACTCTCCCAATTATGAGTGATTATGATGCGGCTATGAGCGTATCAAAGAAATATAATCTTAATATTACTGAGGCTAAAGCAAAGTTAGATGTTTTTCCAAAACAATACATGATTGAAAATAAGACTATTCCTGATATTGTTAAGCAGTTAAAGAAACATAGAAGAACTTTGAAAGGTGAAGAAAAAATAAGTTTCACAAAAGGTATTGATAATTTAATTGTTCAATATGGTAATCATCTAAGTAATTGTATTAAATCTATTTACTGGTTATCTCCATATGAAATACCACTAAGAAATATGAGATATACTGAAAACGACTTAAAGAAACTTCATTCAATTAAAGATGTAGATACTAGGAGAGAAGTTATAGATGTTCTTTGTAAATACTGGGAAGCCGATTTACATAGAGGAAATACTTATGATTCTGAATATTCGTCTTTGACGAAAACAATGACTAATGCAAAGAAAGAGTTTAGGAAAATAGTCACTGAGATTCCAAGTCAAGTTATCAAGTATAATATTTCTAAACAATTGGATGATAATATCCTAAAACAAGTCTGTGATAATCCGAGTATTTCTTCTAGATTAATTTATGATAAGTTGCCTACTAAATTACATCGTAGGGCTTCTCCTCAAATTATTGCTAAGAGAGCGCAAAAGTTAGGAATAACAAATATTGATGGTGAATTGTATAAATTACCTAATGCTATTATCAAAGACCTTCATGCCTATACTGCGGCATTTATTGATTCGGATGGATATATTACAATGGATAGAAATTATAATCCTAGAATTGGAATTATTGCTACTGGTAATAGAGGTAAAGCATTCGTTACTGAACTTCACAAGGAATTAGGTTGCGGTAAACTACACCTCGACCAAAAATCTCCACAAGCAACTAGAGCCGTTCAAAGATTAAACTTTTATTCACAAGATGATATTACTAAATTATTGAGTAAGTGTCGCCCTTATTTTAGGATGAAAGGTGAGAATGCTGATATTCTAACTGAATTAATTAGAATTAAAAAGAATCATAAAAAGGAACCGTGGGCTAAAGAAAGAATGGCTGAATTGTTCAAGTTGATGAAATGGGCTAATCATGCAGACCATGTAAATTATGATTTCACAAAAGACAATATTGATGTAGAGAATATTGCGAAGTATAAGGAGAATAATAAAATGAGTGTTATGGATGAATTAGAAAATATTGTTAAATCAGATGTAGATGATGCAATAGATGAACTAGAAGGTATAGTAGAATCTTATCAATTAAGTGATGATGAATGGGATAGCCTTGATGATGCCAGTGATTATTTATTTGAACATCAAGGGCCACAAGGGAGTGAGGAAGAATGACGGAGGAAAGAAGAAGATTTTCTATTACTAATTTCTTTAGAAGAACAACTCCTGTTCCCAAAGATAGAGAAGTTTACCAAATGGGAATACAAGAGAGACACCATCCATTACAGATGACTGGTCCTATCATTTATCATATTGCTGATAGTTCAGTTATTCTTAGAACCTGTATTACTCAATTGAAGAATGAAATCTTCAGAAGGGGTTATCAGTGGACTCCTAGATTTGCGGTAAAATGTAATGCTTGTGGTAAGGAACATGAAGAAACAACAATGCAATGTGCAGATTGTGAATCTACCGATTTAAGAAAACCTGACGCAAAACAAAAAATGTATGCTGATAAATTCATGGGAAGTAGTTATGCTAACCAATCTGAACAGATGTTTATTGATGTTCTAAAAGAATTAGAAGATGACCTTAATATTATGGACGATGCATATCTAGTATTGGTCAAAGAATATTTCATTGATGGAAATGGCAATATTAGAGCGCATAGAATCAAAGAAATGTATCGTGGCGACCCAGTTACTATGGCTATTGTTTGTGACGATGATGGTAACAAAGGTTCCTCATCCTTTACCTGTTTGCATCATAGACATGTAGTTGCAGATAATCCTCATGAGAAATGTGGTGAATGTGGTGGAGACTTGTATCCTGTTCATTATGTAAATAGAGGACATGGAGATGTTCAGAATTTTATCAAGGGAGAAGTTTTACACTTTAGTAAATACAAACCAAGTAGACTTTATGGAACAAGTCCTATCATTACAATGTTTAATCATCTAACGACTTTGATTGCTATGGAGAATTATATCAATCAAGCATATACGAAGGCTAGAATGCCTAGAGGTCTATTAGCAGTTCAAACAAGAAATATAGATTCAATGAAAACTTTTTGGAGAGGAGTAAAAGAAAAGATGGAACAGGATGCTCACTTTATTCCAGTTATGGGAATAGAGGCTGAGAATGGTAGAGGTTCTGTTGAGTGGGTTAAATTCATGGATAGTCTAAAGGAAATGGATTACATTTCTGTTAAGGAAGATTTGAGAGACAGAGTTGCTGCTTTCTATGGTGTAAGTAAAATTTTCATGGCTGATAATTCTACTAGTGGTGGATTAAACAATGAGGGTATGCAAATACTTGTTACGAATAGAGCAGTAGAAATGGCTCAAAATGTTTGGAATAAATATGTATTCCCATTTGTAGTTAGGCAATTTGGTATTACTGATTGGGATATTATTCTACCACCATCTGAAGAAGAAGATGAAATCGCTAAAATGAGAAAGAGAGAGATTGAAGTTAATATTGCTGGTCAAATTAAAAATTTAGGATTTGAGGTTGATATGGATGAAAATGGCAAATTCATTTATTCCAAACCCGAACCTAAACCCGAAGGAGAAGGTGGAGAAGAAACTGAGGATGAAAAGTTTGAGTCTGACCCTTATGCGGGAACTGATATTGACCAATCACAATTAGGTCAAATGATGGAGGCTGGCACTAAACCTACAATGGAACAAGCAGGACAACCTGCTAAAGTGAAAGGCGCAACTCCTAAACCTAGGATGAGCGTAGGCCCTCCTAATCGGGCGACAGGTTTACCCAAAGAAGCGGCTAATAATAATGTAGATAGAAGAACAGAAAGGAGAGTTGGTTAATATGGTAACAAGAGAAGAAACAAATAAAATGAGAAAAGAACTTGTTAGGGCCGAAAGGATTCTAGCACAGAAAGAAAAAGCAAGAGAGTCAAGACCTATTTTAACTCCTATGCAACTAAAGAAGGAAAAGGATAGGCCCGAACCTAAAACTGCTGATGTTCCTAATGTTATTCATAATCCTAAAAGAAAGAAACTAAAGAAAGAAAACATTCCATTCTTTTGAGGCGATAACATGGGAACACTTCTAAAAGCAAAACTTTTGAAAACTAATGACCCGTTCATTATGTTAAAGTGTTATTTAGAAGATATTCTAAAACAAGATGGTGCTACTTGGAAAGAACTTCTTGAAAGTATGCAAAGGACTAATCAGCCTAAAATGTCTAATCAGTTATTTACTGCTATTCAAAACCTATTAGATAGTGAAACTGATATGAATAAACTAGGTTCGCCAAAGAGTTTGATGTTAGGATTTGCCGATGGTAAACAAAGTGATGACCCTTATCTTAGAAGTGTAAGAGAGACAAATGTTCGGGCTTTAATCAACGCTATCAAAGGTAGTGAAATCGAGCCTACAATTATGAAACCAATTATGACTGGACTCCAAGATTTACTTACAGACATTATGGCTTCTCAGAAAACACCTAGACAAAAGACTACTCAACCAAGAGGAACTACTACCTTTTCTAGAGTCCAAGAGGATAAACAACTCAAGGAAGGTATTGGTCTTTTGACTAGATTAAAAGAATCACTTGAAGATGCTAAGTTAGACTTTGATGGGGATTATATTCACGATGATAACTTTGAAATAAATTTATCAAGGGTAATGAAAGACAAATACGATATTGCACAACTTAGAAGATTAGCAGGAACTCAATATGCTGAGAAAACTGCTGAAATGCAACAGTCTGATATTAAGAGATTAAGAGAAAAAGTTTACAATCTTCTCAATGAACCTACTGAATTCAACCATCATACAAAAGGTAGAATCAAGGAACCTTTTATTGATGCTTTACTTTATGCATATTCACAAAACACTGGTGTTACTTTAGCCGACCTTAAACAACAAAAAGAAATCCTAAATGCTAGAAATCAAATTTGGGATATGGTTAATGCATATGGAAGGGATGTATTGATGAGTTTAGCAACAGATGAAGATGCTGCTATGAGAAGGGCTATTGAGGCAAGAGAAGCGGAAAGACCTACAAGACAAGAAGAAGGTCCAACCTTTGAAGAAAGAGAAGCCGAGGCTGAAAGAGTGGATGAGATGATGGCTGATTTGAGAGCAGGAAGAACTGTTAGGAGATGATAAGATGACATGGGAAGATGTATTAAAATTAGATACTATTGAAAAGGGCATAATGGATGTGTTTAGAACTATGCGATTACCTAAAGAATCTAGAAACGCTCTGAAGATTTTCAAAAAGGGTATGGCTCAAGGCATGAGAGACATTAGACAAGGTGGTAATTTTATAATATTGGCAGACCCATCTAAAAGCACTATTTATGATAATAAGGTATTAGTTTTAGGTAAAGATTTATTGGGAGAAAATGACCCAAACCAAGTCATGCAATCTGTAAAACAACTACTAGAAAAGGATGTTTCAATTAAGGTCACAGACTCTACTTCACAAACGGGTCCTAGTATAACAATAGAAGATGCTTCTGATTTTATGTATTAATAGGTGAATAATATGACATGGGAAGATATGCTGATTAAAGAGGAAAGTAAAATCCTCAATGCTCTTGATTCTAAAAAGAAGAAACAACTCAAAAAGACACTTCAAGCGGCTGAACCCACAGAATATTTCGGTCAAGATTTTACCAAGTTAGGAGAACTCATTGACATGATGAGTGAATTAGATTTGGTCAAAGATGATTCTAAAATGAAAAAGAAAGTAAAGTCAATTAGCGAACAGAATATTGATATGGTCGCTACTGCGAGCAAACTTCGTAAGCAATACGAACAGTTGTATCGCCAAGTAAGAAAAGTTGTATATCCAAAAAGTGCTAGAAGTTTAAGGGATGATGAATAATGACAGAAGAAAATAATGAAATGGTAGACTTGCTAAAAGAGTTAGTAAGTAGAATAAAGAAAATAGAAAACACGGTTTACAGTAACGACAATATCCTAATGAAGTCGGGTATTGTCACTGTTGATTCTCCAACTCCCGCAATCAGACCTCATAGTGATGTTCCTGATTCGGATACAATTGCTAAGATGAGTTGGGATGAGATTAACGATTTAGTAGATAGACTAGGAGGAGAATGAAATGAGTAAATATACACAAGAATACATGGATGAATTGCTGAAATTTGTTGTTGGTGAAGAAGTCAAACTAAAAAGAACAAAAGGCGAAAAGGTAGTAACCAAAGAACTTGGAGTTGGTCATCTTGCTGAAGAAGCAAAAGGACAAGATGTAAAGGCTGGCGAAAGAGTTTATGCTAGTGCTAACAAAAAGAAATAGGTGATTATGTGTGCCTGTCTCAGTTATCAAAGATGACCCTCTAACTGTTAGAGTAATTCAATTCTTTGAAAAAATGAGAATGTCTTACTTATCTGCTCTTTCTGATAAGAAAAGATATGGTAGTAAATGGGCGAGTGAAGTTAAAACTCTTAGAGAACAATGGGATGACATTGATGAATTTAGCAAAGAGATTAAACAGATAATCAATGAAAAAGAATTATTTTCTGATGAAGCCGAAGATGTAGAAAGTGATAGTGCTAGAAAGATATATTCTCAAGTTAAGGAATTAAGATATTCATCGGGTATAGTAAAGGACCCGTTCTCTGTAAAATATGGAGAAGATGTATTAGATGAGTTGTTGGAAAACGAATCTTTGTTTGCTAAGTTTATACACTGGGCTATGAGAAACCATGACAAATCCCTTAGTGATGAAGCATGGGAAAAAAACGATTTGAAACCCGATGATATTACAGAAGGATTCAAGGGATTAAATCTTGCTGAAAAAGATATTTTAGATTTTATTGTTGAGCATTATGGTGATGATAAAGATACAAAAAGAATCAAAGGTAAATATCTAGGTGCTAGAAAATTATTAGAGGAAGTATTTGTTAATCATCACAGTCGTAAAAATTGGGATAAGACTGTTAGTTTGGAAAAGGCTATGAAAGCCGAAGAACATTTTTTGGTTCCTAACAAACCAATGTATCGAATATTTGAGATTGATGATTTAGAACAATTAAGAGGATTCACTGGAAAGTGGGTAGTCCAAGAAAAATACGATGGGATGCGAATTCAGATTCATAAGATAGATAACCAAGTTAAGATATTCTCGTTTAATGGCAAAGACATTACAAAGAAATGTCCCGAACAAGTTAAGGTAATGAAAGCCAAACATTTCGGAGATTGTATTTTAGATGCTGAACTTTTACTATTCAAGGGTAAAGAAGCATTACATCGAGCAGAGGTAGTTGCTAGAATCTTCAAAGACAAAGAATCAGATACGGAATTGAGAGCGCATGTATTCGACATAATGAGACATGAAAGTGAAGAATTACATGAGAAAGAACTCATAGAAAGAATGACTATTTTATTCAATAATTATTCTACCCATTCTCATGAGAAGTTAGCGTTCCCTTCTAAGAAAGATACTCGCTATGCTGATTCTGTGAAAGAAGTCGAAGAATACTCAAAAGAAATTATGAAAATTCCTACTGCTGAAGGAGTAGTGATAAAGGATGTAACTTCTACTTACTTTATAGGAACTAAGAAAAATCCTAAATGGGTTAAGTGGAAAAAGTTTGTAGATTTGGATATGATGGTTTTAGATAAGAAAACCACTAAATCAAATATGTTTACCTATACTCTAGGGGCAGGTCCATTAACAGATAAGGATACTTACTCTAATACTAAGACAATTAATGATAGAGAATATCTTAATGTTGGTAAAGCATTGAACACAAAAATAGATGTTGAAGTTGGAACTATTATTCGTGTTAAGATAGATGAAGTAAAGAAAAATGATGAAGGCTATACTTTATTTTCCGCTAAAGTTATAGAAATACCCGAAGTCGAACTTCCCGAAAAACTGATTACATTAGACCTATTATCTCAAGATACTAAGAAATCACTCAACTATGATATAGAAGCATTAGAGAAGGGATTTCGCATAAGTGATACTATTCACGGTAATGCTACTGCCATTATCAAATCAGATTTAGATGGATTTACATTTTATGGATTTGAAGAAAATAATCTGATGGCTAAGAATGCTTTACTAGATATTGATGTTTGGAAGACAGAAATAGAAGAATTGATAAAAAGAGAAAAGGGAGCATTCAGAGTATCAATTAGGAATTATCTTTTAGAGAACGGTGAATCTCCATTTTCTAAAATAGAAGATTTTGTCAATGAAAAACAGAAGAAACCTTACAATAATATCTTTGATAGTAAACCTAAAGCATTAATGAATTATCTAAAAAATCTAGAAGATATTGGTTATGATAAAGAAAAGAATTTATTTTTTGCTGAACCCGATATTCTAGAAAAGGATGTTCTAAAATCTAAATACAAAACTCCCGATAAATATCGCAATGGTGATTTCAAAATTTATTATAAAGACGATGGTAATCTTTCTATCTTATTCAAATTATCAGACGAAACTATTGGTTGGGACATAGCAATAGAAAATGAAGATGATATTTTTACTCTATTTGGTAAATCGGGTAAATACCCTGCACAAGTTGTAAGGAAAATAGAAGTTGGTAAACTCATAGATTCTGGTAAAGTAGAATTAGGAGTTCAGAGACATGGTTATCATGAATACATATTAACTGGAAATAAATTTGATACTAAGTTTCATGTTAGAGTTATACCCGTAGAAGGAAAGGATAGGTGGCTCGCTTGGACTGGTATAGAACAAAAACCCGTAGACCCCGAAACAGACGATGGCCTTTGGGACATTAGAGAAGATAAGGATTTTAAATTAAAAATTTAGGAAAAGGTAATATAGAAATTGTAAAAAAAGAATAGTTATGGGTTCTTTAGTTGCCAGTCCTTCTATTAATGCAATTAGAAATGACCCGTTTACTATTCTTAAATCCAATAATTTAGTTATTGGAGGATATGCTTCTATTGAAATGGTAGATAAGCAGAACGACCTTATTACCCTTGATGCTCTACAAGAAGCAGTAGAGAAATACATGAAGATTACCAAGTTTAGAAATGTAATGACTAATCATTCTAATGTTCAAGTTGGAGAGGTTATTCCTAGTTATAGAGATAAAACAGGTAAACTATACAAGACCGAAGTAGATGATGTTGGATTCTTTGTTGTCATTAAGATGAGAGAAGACATAGAAAAAGCAAAAGAGGTTGGTAGAGAAATTAGAGATGGTTCTCTACGCTCATTTAGTATTGGGGGTCAAGCCTTAGAAAAGAGAAAGAAGACCCACAAAGAATACGGAGAATATAATGAAATCTCCAAATTAGAACTCCATGAAGTAACGATTTGTGAAAAGGGAATTAACCCCGAAGCCAAATTTGACATACTAAAAATGGAAAAAGGTGATAAAATGGATGCAATAAGCAAAGCACTAGAAGAACTGAACAAGACATTGGATGAAGCAAATGCCGCATACAATAATGAAAGCGTAGTAAAGATGCAATACCTAGAAGTATTGACTAGCGGAAAGAATTACACAAAGAAAGAGGTAATAGATGCTATGAAAGACGATATGGAAAATACCACTGGCGAAGTGTCAATGGGTCCGTATGAACAGGCATTAGGTAGAGGTATAATTGAAAGGGCTGAACTACAAAGAATGGTAGATAGGTTTAATCGTGATAGAATGAATCAAATGAACAAATCTACGGAAAACACTATAAAGAACATAGAGAAAAATGACAAAATATCCGAGGGAACAGAAATGGTCGCTAAAGAAGAAGAAGAAAAGACTTACATGGATAAGGAAGAAGATGAGAAAGGTATGCATGAAAAAGGAATGCACCCCGAAGAAAAAGGAATGGGTGGAGAATACATGGATACTGGTGACAAGAAAGATGACATGGAAATGGCTGATGACATGGAACAGAAGTCAAGACCAGATTTGGCTACTGGTCAAGTAGAAGCAGGTAACGCAGGTGAATATGTAGATGACCCTCATCCTCAATTGGATGGTAAATACATGGCTAAGTTTGAAGACCAATCTACTCTTGACCTATCTCCCGAAAACTTGGAGAAGGCTTACGCTGAATTTAAAGCAGAACAACTTGAGAAGATGGCTTTTGAGAAAGTAAAGTCTGGATTCCAAGCAAGATTTGATGCTGAAATGGTTGCTAAGACTGAGGAAATCGAGAAAGCAAACTATGATGCTAAAGCAGAAGTCGCTGAACTAAGAAAGCAATTTACTGACCTTCTTACTAACCTAAAGGCAGAAGAAGAAACTGTAATTCGTAAGCAAGAAGAAGCAGTTGCAGAACTAAACATTCCTAATGGTGATGAAATCGCAAAGATGGATTGGAGTGACATTAACGCTCTAGTTGAAAGATTGGAGGGACAACTCTAAACCCATTAGAGAAATAACAAGGAGATGAAGAAGATGACAAAATATATTAACACAATTCAAGATTTGGAAAGAGCAACCTATGGTAACATGGGTGGAAACAACCTATTGAAGTCGGCTGGTATTGTTGGTTCTATCAACAGTGGTTTTACTGGTTCGTCTGATACTGCACTAACTCTTAACGGAAGTGCAGGTTCAAACCTAACCGCACTTTACAATATGGTTTACGGCCAAAAAGTTTGGTCAATGATTAACCAAGAAATTAATCCACTATCTATTCTACCTAAGAGGCCATATACCTCTAGCGGTTGGAGAGTTATGATTAACAGACCTCAAGGTGGTAGTGCTGCTGCTTTCGCAGTTGGCGCAACTACTGGAACTGGCGCACAAGGTTCAGCAACTCCCGATGGAGATTTGCTCGGTGGTGTTGGAGAAAACGAAGCATTGGATAGCACACAGTTGAAAGCCCTTGCTCCCGAATACACAACTCTACACATGAATCCAAAGATTGTTGCTCATATGTTCGATTACTCAGAACTTGCGGCTGAAATGGCTAAGATTGATGATGGTGTTGGAGACATTCGTAAACTCATTCGTGAAGATATGGGTAAATTCCACGCAGAATCTCAATCGGTTATGCTAGTAATGCCTCTTGAAAACTATGACACACTAGGTAATGATACCTCAACTGGTAGAATTCGTGAAAACTATACTTCTCTATTGAAGATTGTTAGCAGTAACGATGAGTTGTCAGATACAGGTGGTGAACTAGATAGACTTTCAAGTGTTTCTAGTGCTATTGCTGACCTAGACGCTGATGTAACAACTCTTTACGGTAACAACTCAAGAGCAAGTGGCGCATCTTTCATGGATTCAGTCGTAAACTACGGTGCTTCTTATGCTACTGCGGGTCGTGTTCTAACACTAAGCATCATTAACGATGTTATCCAGAATCTAAGATTGAATGGCGGAACTCCAAAGGTTATCCTAACTGGATATGATACCATCCAAGCATTGTCTGACTTGCTACAAAGCCAAGAAAGATTCATGGATGCTAAAGAAGTTATCCCAACCCATAACGGTGTAAAGGGTGTTAAAGGTCAAGAAGTCGGATTCAGAGTCGCAACATACTACGATATTCCACTAATTCCTTGTAAAGACATGCCAAAGACAGGTGCGGCAACAAGCGGTCTATCCGACATGCTATTGCTAGACACTGACCATCTATGGTTTGCTACAATGAAGCCTACCCAATACTTTGAGGATGGTATTTCTCATGGAAACCCATTCGGTGTAGGTGTTCTAGGTAACAGAGGACTTTACAGAACAATGGGAGAGACTGGTTGCACCTTCTTCAGAGGACAAGGTAAAATCACCAACTTGAAGTGAGGTGATTTAAGTGACTCACAGTATAACTATAATCGCAGACCATAAGGGAGCAACTGCCCCTAGAGTTTCGGGTGATGAATACTTTGTGGATGCAGCAATTGATATTACTGCATATACTCAAAACGGTGAAGTTATTTCCGCTTCTGATTTAGGTTTATCCACAGTTAATTGTGTAATAGTAACAGGTGTTGAGGAAGAAACTCATTCCGCTAGAGCAGTAGTAACTGCTGAAACAGGAGCATACGCTTCTTCCTCCACCTTTGCTATTCTTCTAAATGTTGGTAGTTCTGAACAATCTGGAACTTCAAATGAAGGAACTGTTAGAGTGAGAGCATACGGTCTTATCTGAGGGTGATACCTTTGGCTAAAGTAACTTTATTGCCTAGGCATGAACAGGATGAAAGACTTTGTGTTTCTTCCTTTATCTTTCAGAATATTGAGTTCATAGCAGGAGTAACCCAAGAAGTTAATTCGCAAGTTGCAGTTATGTATATGAAAGACCCTAACTTTATAGTCGAATTTACTGATGCAGATTTCAAGGAACTACCCGAAGAATTGCTAATTGAAATGGGAGAAAAACTTAGCGTTGAACCTAAAGCCGTAAAGACTGCTTTGTTACCTAAAAAGACAGTAGCAAAGAAAGCGGCAGAGGTTCCTAAGAAAACAGTAGCGGCAGTTAAATCCACTTTAACTTCCTCTAAACCTGCTACTGAAACCCCTGTTGAGGAAACATCAGAAGAAACTTCTACTGATGAGTAACCTTATACGCTGAAAGTATTTAGCATCTCTTAACGAGGGAATGCAGATGACTGGAATAGGTGGTTGTAGAAGTAGTGGTGGCATAACTGCTGACACTCAAATTGTTACAGGACAAGGTAAACTAACAAGTATTCATGGATTGGCAACAGTGGCTGGCCTAACTAATATCAAAGTATATGACGCTAC